TGAGGATGCCTTTCTTTTCTGGCGGTTTTGTTTCCATTTGTTTATCTTGCCTTGTAAGAATTTTTGTATTCTATCCTTTAACGCATTGATTACAGGTTGTGTAGCAGTCGCAGCTGCCACAGCCGTTACAGCAGTAACAGACGCAGCAACTAGGACTTCTTGCGATGGTAAAGGGATACTAGGTAAGGGCGGAAAGTGTATTTTTGGGGGTGGGTTTTCTGTTGTTTGCACCTCCTTTGTACCTTCGGGTCTTCGTAAATCGCTCGGAGGTACGACCAAGGGTTGATATGAGGGAACATCTGCTGTAGGGAGAGGTAATGAGGGGGTTTTTAGTTGTAATGTATCTGGTAATACTATAATAGGTATTTCCATTATTCATGCGATAACTTAAACCAGCCAGTTACTATGTATTTTGTAGCTGCTAAAGGAGGGTTGCCCCTATGACAGTGTGTAAATGAAGCTGGAAATAAAACGCACTTACCTTTTTCTGGTTTGATACGTAGTCTTTGGTGTAAAAATTCTGTTTCTCCACCTAACTCTATATCGTTAAGATAGAACATCCAAGCTAAAACTCTTTCCATACTATCTGTTGCAGCGTGCTCACAGTGCCAGTTATGAAACCCTCCACCCGGAGGTGTTACTTGTAGCTTTTGATAGAACGAACTATAGCGACCAGTATAGTATATACCCATGTATTCATCTGTATACTGTTCTAGACATTGATCTAAAATAGCATTGATTGGTATTGCAAAATCCTTTAAATTATGAATAAAAAGAAACCAGTCTTTTCTACGAGAAGTTTCTGTATTTCCTTGAGGTTGACTTCTATTTAATGTTGGATTCATTGAAAGACAGTTATCTGCATATTGCATTAACTTGTCACAAAAACCATTATCTAAAGCATTAGGATATTCAGCAATAAAAGTTGGTGTGTGCACTTGTGCTTCCCTCTCTCTAGCTTTTCTTAAAATTTCTTTATCTTCTTTTTTCATCTTATTCTCAATAAAGGATAATTGTTTACTAATTCATTACATAAACCTACGTTGGCAAAAAAGAATGGTAATGTTAATCTTTCTTGTGTACCGTGTGTAGGCACTCCATGGTACGTTGTGCAATCAAAAAGTATTAATCTATTATATACATTTTTAACTGTTACTGTTTCAGTAAACTGTTGATGAAATTGATTATAAACTTTAGTATAGTATTCTTTATCTGTTAGAGCACCGCTAAACCAATTTACTTTTACATCAGTTTCTTCGCCAGTCATTCTACTCAAACCTGTATTAGACTTATAAATAGACGTGCCAGCATCTGGATCTGGATTAGGATTTAGATAAATCACGCCGCCAAATAGATGCTTGCTGTCTCTATGTATCCATCCACGGTTAGTTACTTCCCACTTATCTTTATCAAATGTGGGTGTTATCTTTTGAAAGAAGCAATCCATATTAAATGTAGATGGAGAACTACTTGTAAAAAGACTAAGAATACTGTTACCTAATGTATGAAATAACTTTGGATTAAGTACTGATAAAGATTCGGTACGAACACCGGGATAGTTGTAGTATTCGTTTTTGTAAGATAGTGATAAAGCAAACTCACGTACTGCATCTGGTTCTGTAAGAAAGTTATCAACTACTGTTACTGGGTAGATGTGCATATTTATATGTAAGATTTATATTCGACCCAACCTTTTGTCTTATCTTTTTGATATAGGTTATCGTCCCACTCGTAGTATGCCAAATCTGAAGGCATATCTGGAAAAGGAATAGGAGGTTGCCAATTTAAGTATTCATCTAGCGTCCAATCTATACCGGGTTTAGCATCATAAAAAACATCTTTCTCTTTATCATAGACACCTCCGATTCTAGCACACTGTCCTCTTAATGGCGTACCACCATCTGGAAGTCCGTCTGCACCATAGTGTCTATTGTTATGAGTATTAAGATCAGTTTCAACCCACTCTAAGTTTTCTTCAGTAGGTTGACTGTTTACCCAATCTTGGTCTGCAAGAATTAAATCGACAACTGTTCCATCTTTTACTTTTGCAAATGTTGTCATGTTGTGTACGTTCCTGAGCTTGTAAATGTATGATAAGTGTATCCTCCAGAGCTAGTAACAGTTCCTCCGTTACCACGTTGGCTGCCAGAGTATCTTATAATTACAGTACCTCCACCAGCATTAAAACCTGATCCGTAGGATCCTCTTCTACTTCCGCCACCTTGACCTGTACCAGCTGGGCCAGCACCGCCACCGCTAGCACCGCCTGTAGCGTATGTACTACCGTTTAGCCAAGATGCTCCACTACCACCGCCGTGTCCAGTTGCAGCACTACCTTTGCCGCCACCGCCACCGCCTCGTAGTGAGGGGGAAGAACCCATACCATTATTACCTTCACCAGAAGTACCACTACCACCACCCCAACTAGGGCCGTGGTCAGCTCTAAAGCCGCCGCCGCCGCCAGAGCCTCCGCTACTACCATTCTTACTGTATGATCCTCCACCACCACCACTACATGATGTGTTATTGAAGGAAGAACCACCGCCGTTTCCAGCACCTTGGTTATAGTAAGCATGGTGTACATGAACGCCACCAGCACCACCGCCAACGTTTACTGACATAGCAGTTCCAGCAGTTACTGTTGCAGATCCAGTCCGCATACCGCCAGCACCACCACCTCCGTTACCAGAGGAGCTATCGTTAGTACCGACACCGCCGCCACCACCAGCTACAACTAAGTATTCAATACTATAATTGTTAGCAGTTCCGTAGAAGTCAGCAGCTAGTTGTATTTCGCCAGAGCTAGGAGCATTACCTTTTCCATGATACTCAGAGAGTGCGTGAGGGACTGAGCCCCCAAACTCTCCAGCTATGTCAGACATTGAAATCTGACCTGAGTTAGTTAATGGCATTACTTAGCCTCCAATACTTTTACCTTAGCTGATAATTCTTTTATTGATTCGATTAGAATAGATATTAGAGCATTGTAGTTAACAGCTAAATAATCATTACCATCGAAATCTGCAACTGTTCTTACAGCGTCTGGTAGTACTTTTTGTACATCCTGAGCTATAACACCAGCACTTTTGTTATCGTTCTTTTTCCATGTAAATGTCACACCCTTCAAAGCTTCTACTTTTGCAAGGCTGTCTGGAACAGTAACAATATCTTTCTTAAGATTTTCGTCAGATGAAACTGTAGTCGAATAAGCTATGACATCACCATCTGCGTGAAAGTCACCGTCAGATTCAAATCTAAACTCTTCACTACCATTTATATGGATAGCCATTCTACTATCAGCAGTAAAATCAATATTATTAGCAGAACTTATACCAAATGCACCGGTGCTTGTATATATGTCACTACTATTAATTAAAGCTAATATTTCAGAACCTGTCTGGTCAGCTGTAGCACCATCTTCTATATTTAATAAAGTTCTTACTTCACTAGCGTTTAGTTGCTGAGGATCACCTACACCAGATGCGTTTCTAGCAATAAAATGACCTGATGTAATATTTTGCATTTTGGCAAAGGTCACTGCATCATTAATTATTCTATCTGTAAGAACTGAATTGTTTGCCAACTTAGCATCGCCTATTGAACCGTTTGCAATATGTGCGTTTGTTAGATTATCAGATGCTAGTAGTGTTTTTATTTCTGTAGATGTTTGATCGGCTGTAGCACTTGCTTCAATACCGTCTAATTTAGTACCGTCAGCAGCTACGTCTCTACCATCAACTGTTCCTGTAACTGCGATGTTTCCTGTTATAGTTGCTCCAGAACTTGATGTCTGAATACGTAAAACATTATCATGGAATAATTGACAATCACCGTTTTCATTAAATCTTGCTACGTTTTCACCGTCAGCAGCATCTCTAAAAGCCACGGTATTACTATGAAATACCAAGTCTCCTGTTCCAGTATCTTTAATCCTTGAGTGATTACCATCGTGAAATATTTGGAGATCGTTAGAAGCACCAAATTGAATTTTTGAATTATCAGGTAAATTTACATTACCATCTGTAGTTATATCTTGAGAGCCAAAATCAGGAGATACCTTAGTACCAGCTATTGCAGCACTAGCGTTAACGTCTGCGTTTAGAATTGCACCGTCTAAAATTTTAGCACTGTTTATAGATGAATCTGCAATTTTAGATCCGTTGACAGCATTATCAGCTATCATTGGTCTTTGAATTGCATTATCAGCTATATGAGTATTATTAATCTGGTCAGCTCCAATATCACCAGCCACAATAGTTCCGTCTACTATGTTTGCACTAGCTACGGTTACGTCTGAAGGTAAAGCTCCAGCAGCAATTTTAGATGTTGCTATAGAGTCGTTGCCTAGTCTACCAGCAATAGAAGCGGAAGATACGTTAGCCATATCTTCTGCTGCTACTGGATGACCACCAGCTGTTGAGCCGTCGTGTACGACAAGAGTTTCCTTGTCTGTATCTACTGTAACTTCACCCTCGGCTCCGGTAAAGCTACCATGTTGTGTGGTTGTACCACGTCTTAGTTTTAATAATTTTGCCATTTATAAAGTTCCGAAGTCAAGTTGTAAGTTAGCACCATCAATAGTACCGACGTTTGATAAGTTGTTGTTTTGACAATCTAAGGTGGCTGCTAACTGTGGTGACGTATCGTCTGCCACATTTTGGATACCAGAGTTAGATGTGATACCTAACCATGCAGATCCGTTGTAGTTTTTAAGTGTATTAGCACTTGTATCAAACCATAAGTCTCCGGCATCAGGAGAGCTAGGTGCACTAGCAGATATCTGATATTCATTAGCATATCTGTTTACGTCAGAAATAGATGCACCAACTGTATTTATGTTACTAATTGAACCAGCTGTGGTATTTACATTATTAATACTATTAGCTGTAGTATTGACACTTGTTATGTTGTCAGATACAGTTTTGATTGGGTCATCTTTAACTGTGATACTATTACCCATACCACTGTGGTTTGTACAGTAGTATATGAAACTTGTTGGCTGTGACTCAGGTACTACAAGTTGGACTTTTGCACCAGCTTGTCCTTGAGTGCCAGTAATAGTAACACCAGTATTATAAGCACTACCACCGCTTGAGAAGCGTAGTGGGTGCGCTGCGTTTGATGCGTCACTTACGTCAAATGTATATGTCCAGCCTTTGTACAGTGTTAGTGCAGGCTTATCTACTCCATCAATTATAAACTTACCAGTCGCAGCTGTAACAGTAAATGTTATTTCATCTTCTAGTGCATCTGCAACTATATCAAGTGAGCCGTTAGAACTACCTGTAGACACAGCGTCTGTTATAAGTCCTAAGTCTTCACTGTATGTTATAGCTCCTGATACAATAGCTACGTCATCAAGAACTGACTGAGATGGTGTAATAATAGAAAATGCACTACCAGTATAAACTTGTAAGTTGTCGTTAGAACTATCAAACCATAAGTCACCTTCTTGTAAAGATGAACCATCATTTCTTTGACTAGGTTCACTACCAGAAATAATGTATATATCAGCAAAGTTATTTATATCTACTACGTTTGCACCAGCAGCTACAATGTTAGTAATGTTCTGAGCAACAGTATTAACTTGTGTTGCTATAGGTACTAATCTATGAAAACTGTATGTATGTGTTGTAGATGTTGACTCTACTAAAAAACCAAAACCAGATGGTATGGTAGGTGCACCAGTTATGGTTACAGTGTTACCTGACCCTGCACCGTTTGCTATGGTAATTGTTGTACCACTAGGAGTTAGTGTTGTGCTTGCAGCCTGTATACTTAGTATAGCTGCCTGACCTGTAGCCCCCTGTGGGTTAGTTGTAGGAAAGCTTGTCTCGTTAGCAATAGCTGTAAAACCACCAACCTCGTCTATGAGGTCAATGATACGAGCGTTGATAGCAGCTGTGGTAGCTACAAATGCGTCAGAGTTAGACCAAGATACACCGCTAGCTATAGTCTCGCTAGAGTCCTGTCTAAGAAACTTAGCTTCAGCTTCGGTCTCTGTGTAGTATCTACTATCTAAAGATGTAGTATCTATCTCAGACAACTCAAGCTTATCAGATTGTAGTAGTGTTTTTATTTCACTAGCAGTCTGGTCAGCTGTTGCTGCTGTTTCTATACCAGCTAGTTTGCTTTGCTCTGCATCACTAAACTCGTTAGTGTTAGCGTTTGCTTCGTATGCAGTTTTTATTTCTGCATTAGTTTGGTCTGCTGTAGCTCCAGCTTCGATACCATTTAGTTTAGTATGATCTGCATCAGTAAAGACATTACTATCAGTTGCAGCTTCTACTGCTGCTCTAATCTCTGCATTAGTTTGGTCAGCAGTTGCACCTGTTTCAATAGTATCTAACTTTGTACCATCTACGGATACATCTCTTCCGTCTACAGTTCCAGTTGTTGCTATATTCTGTGAACCAAAATCAGGTGAAATCTTAGTACCAGCTATTGCTGCTGAAGCATTAACATCAGCATTAACTATTGTACCATCAACTAAGTTAGCACTTGCTACAGTTATGTCTGTAGGCAAAGCACCACTACCTAGTTTCGCCATTGTTACATTATCATCAGCGATCTTAAGTGTGGTGACTGCATTGTTTCTAATCTTAGAAGTAGTGACTGCATCGTCACGAATGTCAGCAGTTTGCTCTAGTTGGTTTTGCTCTTCTTGTGCAGCATATAAGAGCTGTGTAATATTATTATTTAAGTCAGCTGCTTTGACTGATGCCCCTGCTGTAAATGTAGCCTTAGCACTGTCTACATCAGTATCACGAAAAATACGTATTAGTTCGGGGCTAGAGGGAATATTACCTGACGTAAAGACAACATTACCGCCACCTGTAGTAGTGTAGCTAGTAATGTTAAAATGGTTGCCATTTGTTTTAGCAGTGCCATCTACTGTTACCTTTATGTCAGCCTCTTGATATGAAGGGAAAGAAAACGCTTTTGTCGCATTATCATCCCCAGTGTATTCTACGAATGTTGTTGCCATTTATTTGTATATGTTGAGGATGTTTGCGGTATCTGAGCGTTTATTAAGACGTGCAATTTCCTGTTTACGTTGTTCAAGTATAACTTGTCGTACTTGAGGTAGTTTGCTAATCTTAGCCCAAGCCTGATTACGTGCTGCATAGAACTCTTTTCCTATAATTCTGTTATGGTAGTAGTCCTTTGTATCAAAATCACCACGTCTACCAGATTTTATATCTGTATACATTTCTTGTAAAGAAGCAATAATTTTTGGATCTTTTGCTAGCTTGTTAAGTTTTAGTTCTAAATTATATTCGCCTATAGCCTGTGTAAATAAAGATCTAATTTCTGGTTTATCTGTAAGTTTTGTACCGTCAGGAGCGTAATATGTAGATGTACGTAAGTCATAACCACTATTAAATAGTAGCTGTCTACCTTCACTTTGTTCTAAGTTTAAAGTTACAGGACTGACTGCATTGTACAATCTTGTCATAAAATCCCAATCTTTTATAGGAGTATTAGGTTTTAATATATCGTATTTAATAGGTAGCTGTTGTTTACCAGCTAATTGTTCAGTAAGTAAGTTTCTGTTACGTATAGACTGTATTATACCTGAGTTTATTTCACGCATGTATGGTGTAAATAATCTACCAAGTTCGTTACGTAGACCAGCAAGAGGTACAGTGTTGTTAGCAAGAGATGCTACAATACGTGGCCCTTGTCCGGGTCTAGCACCAAATAAGTCTACAAATGACTGTATGCCTGCTAGGTATGACTTACTTGTAATCGCCTGTGCTACAACAAGAGATATCTTGCCTAACTGATTTTCTGTCCACTCTTCACCCATAAGCTCACTTGCATCACCTACGTCAGCAATCGTAGACATAATAAGGTTGAATGGTTCAAAGTTGTCGTAACCTATACGTACGTCACCTAGCTTAATTGTTCTAGGCTCCCACTTACCATCTATCCAGACTTGTCTTTTCTGTCTGTCAACTGGGCCGTTACCGTTAAGATCACCACGCATCCAAGCATTGACAGCCATCATAACTAC